GCAAGCGGCTAATCGGGCTGACAATGAACACGGAATACAAGGCGCTGGCTGCGGAGGGCAGGACGGCGCACGGCCTTAGCCCGGTTCTGGCGATACTTGACGAAATCGGACAGGTGAAGGGGCCGCAGTCTGATTTTGTGGACGCAATAACGACATCGCAGGGCGCGCATGAGAATCCTATTCTGCTGGTTATCTCGACGCAAGCCCCGACCGACGCGGACCTATTCTCGATTTGGCTAGACGATGCTGAGCAATCCGAGGACGCTAGCATCGTCAGCCATGTTTACACGGCGGCTGAAGATTGCGAACTGGACGACCGCGAGGCGTGGGCAGCGGCTAACCCGGCGCTGGGTTTATTCCGGTCGGAACGCGACGTAAAGGAGCAGGCGGAACAAGCCAAGCGGATGCCGTCGAACGAGGCGACGTTTAGGGTTTTGACGCTCAACCAGCGGGTGAACATGGTGGCGAGCTTCGTCAGCCCGTCAGTTTGGAAGGCTGGCAACCGGGCAACGGCGGAATTTGTCGGCCCGGTATATGGCGGGCTGGATTTGTCAACCACGACCGACTTGACCTCGCTGGTTCTGGTGAACCGGCAGGATGAGGAATTACACTGCCAAGCCTATTTCTGGATGCCGCAGGATAGCGTTAAGGAAGCGGCGAAGCGGGACCGAGCGCCTTATGACGTTTGGGTAAAGCAGGGATTGATAAAGACGACGCCTGGTAGGGTGCTGGATTATGATTTCATAGCCCGCGACATTGCCGAGATAACGGCGGGGCTGGATATGGCGACCATCGCCTTCGACCGCTGGCGGATGGACCGCATGAAGGCCGCTATGGAGCGCATGGCGGTTGATCTGGAATTGGAGCCGTTCGGTCAGGGCTATGTGTCCATGTCCCCGGCGCTAGATGCTTTGGAAGAATTACTGTTGCAGGAAAAGTTGGTTCACGGCGGCAACGCGCCGCTGGCAATGTGCGCGGCTAATGCCGTTGTGCTGCCTGACCCTGCGGGAAATCGGAAACTAGACAAGTCAAAAGCGACTGGCCGGATCGACGGCATGGTGGCGCTTGCAATGGCGGTCGGCGTGGAGGCTAAGTATATGGAAGAATTTGTGCCGACCCCTTGGGATGCGGACCCCGAATATAGCTTGGCCAACGTCTAATGGCGTGGTGGAATCTGTTTGAGACATCGCAAGAAACCCGCGCTGTTGTAGGAACACAGTCGAGCCAAGAGGTGGTTGAGTTTTTCCAGATGCTCGGCGGCAACGTCAGTGCTTCTGACGTAGTGGTCAACTCGGAAACAGCTTTGCAGGTTCCTGCCTTTAGTGGCGGCGTCAACTTTCTGTCTGGCACTATGGCGGGCTTGCCGCTCAATGTGTTCAGGAAGAAGGGCGATGGCCGCGAGAAGGTAACAGGCCCGCTCGCAACGCTTTTGCACGATGCGCCGAATGAGGAAATGAGTTTGTTCGATTGGCGCAAGATGCTTTGGGATAGTTATTACACGACCGGGCGCGGGCTGTGCTACATCGAGCGCGTCGGCAATCGGATAATTAATATCTGGCCGCTGGAAACTGGCAAGACGACCGTCAAGCGGGTCGATGGACGAAAGTTCTATGAATACCGTGAAAGCGGAACAGACGCCGCTGGCGTAAAGACCTATCAGGCGAATGAAATAATCGACATTCCGTTCATGCTGAAGCCTGACGGGCTGGCAACGCGAAGCCCGATTCATATGGGTAAGGACGCCTTGGGCCTTGCAATCGCGGTCACGCAATACGGATCGCGCTATCTGGCTAATGGCGGCGTCCCGCCTTTTGCAATTACGGGCAACTTTCAGACCAGCCAGGCGCTCAAGCGGGCCAGCGATGACTTGCAAAGCGCGGTCCAGAAGGCGGCAAAGGAAAACCGGCAGGCCCTTACCATGCCAGCGGGGCTTGAGATTAAACCAATCGGCGGCAATCCTGAACAGAATCAAATGATAGAAACACAGCGTTTTTGCATCGAGCAGATCGCCCGGCTTTTATCGTTGCCGCCGGTGTTCCTGCAAGACCTGACGCACGGCACGTTTAGCAACACCGAGCAGCAGGATTTGCACCTGACCAAGCACACGATCAAGAAACTTGCCGAGCAGTTCGAGCAGGAATTGAACCTGAAGCTATTTGGCCGGTCGAATAATCGGCAATATGTCGAGCTGAACATGGACGGACTGCTGCGCGGGGACTTCATCACGCGCATGAACGGCAACTCACAAGCAATCCAGACCGGCCAGCTTGCACCGAACGAGGCGCGCAAGCGTGAAAATCTGCCGCCTTTGGATGGCGGAGACCAGCTATTCATTCAGGGCGCAACAGTCCCATTGGCGGGGCAAGGGGAAGTAGTAAATGAAGTTTGAAACACGGAGCGGCTCGCCCGCTGAAATCCGCACGGAAGGCGACCAGATCACGGTCGCGGGTTATGCCGCCGTGTTTAATCAGGAAACGGTCATCGCGGGGATGTTCCGCGAGGTCATCGAGCCGGGCGCTTTCAAGAAAGCAATTGGGCGTGACGAGGTTGTGTTCAACATTAACCATGATGGCCTGCCACTTGCCCGCACCAAGTCAAAGACCCTGACTATTGCTGAGGATGACCACGGCCTGCGGATGGAGGCCACGCTAGACCGGAACGACCCCGATGTTCAGCGCATTTTCTACAAGATGCAGCGCGGCGACCTGGACGAAATGAGCTTTGCCTTCACTCCCGATGTCGAGATTTGGGACGAAACGGAAGATATGCCGCTCCGCTCGCTGGTCGAGCTTGGCCTGCATGATGTTTCAATCGTCAATACCGGCGCTTACGGCGGGACTGAAATTGCTTTGCGTTCGCTGGAAAAGGCGAAAGAACAGAAGAAGAACGAGGAAGAAGACGCCAAGCGCGAGGTAAAAGAATATTTCCGACGCAAGGCTGAAACTGAAAACCGCTTTAGGGGGATAAGCTAAATGTCAACCCTATCTCTTTTTCAAAGCCCTAGTTTTGGCGCTCGCCATGCTCTAGCTGAAATAGAAACATCTTACGGCGACGTTGTGCGCTATAAGGGCAAAAGCCTAAACAAATTCGGCAGCAATCAAGATGTGGGGACAAGCCGCGAAACCGTCGCTCAATTCCAAGGCGCGACAGCAAATGAGGCATTCGTAACCACGAATATCATTGATAGCATTTCTTCCAGCAGCGCCAGCGATACCACGCAAACGGTTGTTATTGAAGGCCACACTATTGATGAAGTCGGCAATCTTACGTTCGTTTCTCAAGAAGCTATTATTGCAGGACAAACCAAGGTGACGCTGACCACGCCGATGGCCCGCGCAAACCGGATGTATGTGAAAAGCAGCGGGACATTTGGCACAACTCCCGCCGCACTGGTCGGCACTGTTTATTGTTACGACGATACAGATGGAATTTCTGCCGGTGTTCCAGTAACCGCCGCCGCGACAAAGGTTTTGATCGTCGCTGGAAAAACACAATCCGAAAAAGCAGCCACTTCGATTAGCAGCACGGACTACTGGATCATCACACGGTTTTCTGCGGTTGCCGCTGATGCTTCTGGCCCAACAGGATTCGCCACGGTTCAGATGGAAACTAGAGACATTGTAAACGGCGGCGCTTGGCGACCTTTGGGGCGTGAATTTATCGTGTTTCCGGCAGCGGTAGGCCCGACCCGCGAATTTACCCCGCCTTTCATTGTGCCAAAGAATCACGATTGGCGCGTGATTGCCTTCTGTAATGCTGGTTCGTCAATCGTCGAGGCCGACGCGGAGGGTTATCTAGCAACTATTTAACGAGATTCCCGGCTGTCCGCTGGAGGCCCGCAGGGGGCTAATCCGCTGCAATGTAACGCGCCACTCCGGCGCTTTTTTTATGAGGTAAAGAATATGAAAACTCTTGCACAATTGCAGGACGAACGCGGACAGCTTGTAACGCAAGCCCGCTCTGCGCTGGATGATATCAAGTCCAACACCGACGAAGCCCGCTCGATTGAACTGAACGAACGTCATGACAAGATCATGACCGAGTTCGACGCAATCGACAAGACGATTGAGCGCGAACAGAAGATCGCTGACATCGAGGCCCGCGTCGCGGCTGCGGCTGAAGCTGATGCCCGCGCCAAGCGTCCAAACGGCAACGGCTCTGCTGATGCTGGCGACAATGGCGAGCAGATCACCTATCGCTCGGCGTTCGCCGAATATCTGTCCTGCGAAGGCCAGGTCGGTGCAATGTCGCCCGAAGCCCGCGCAGTTCTGTCCGCTGGTTTCCAGAAGGTCGAACAACGCGCTCAGACGACTGCTGTTGCAGCCGGTGGTTATACCATCCCTGAAGAAATGATGCCGAATCTGGTTCGCTCCATGCTCGCATGGGGGCCAATGTATGATCCCGGCGTCACGACCGAAATGGTGACCTCTGGCGGTAACTCGATGCCGTTCCCGACTGTGAACGACACGGCGAACGCAACCAATGTTGCCCACACTGAAGGCACTGCGCTGACGGATGATGGCGGCGCGGACGTTACGTTTGGCGAGAAGCAGTTGGACGCATACGCCTTTAACACCGAATGGCTGCGCGTTTCCAAAGAACTGGCCGACGACAGCGCGTTTGCAATGGAAGTATTGCTGGCATCGCTGCTCGGTGAACGTCTGGGGCGGACTGCAAACTTGCAGTTGACCACTGGTTCCGGGTCAGGCGCTCCGAACGGCATTGTGACCGCTTCCAGCCTTGGCAATACTGCCGCTGCTGTTGCTGCTGTCACCTATGACGAGATTATTGATCTCGAACATAGCGTCGACCCTGCATACCGCGACAGCCCAAGCGTTCGTTTCATGTTCAATGACTCGACGCTGAAAGCTGTTCGGAAGCTGAAAGACGGTCAGGGCAACTACCTGTGGCAGGCTGGAAATGTTCAGGCTGGCATCCCCGGCCAGTTGAACGGACGCCCTTACAGCATTAATCAGGCGATGGCATCCCTTGCCACCGGCAACAAGGTTATGCTGTTCGGCGACTTCAGCAAGTATTTTGTCCGCAAGGTTGGCGCGCCTCTGATCGGTGCGATTCAGGACAAGGACTTCTGGCCCGGCTTCGGCGTTGCTGGTTATATCCGTTTCGACGGCGAACTGAGCGACACCGCTGCTGTCAAGCACCTTATCACCGCATAATTAACGCGGGCGGGGGTTCGCGCTCCCGCCCGCTTCTTTTGCCAAGGGGCATGACATGAAGATCAAGCTACTCACAAGCCTGTCTGGCGCTGATGGCGCTTTTAGTTCAGGCGATGAATACGAATGTTCGGTTGAGGAAGCCCAGCGCCATGTTGACGCTGGAAACGCTGAGTATATCCGCACGGCCAAGGTCGAAAAAGCGGTAAAGCGCGGCAAAACTGAAAAGGCCGCTAGATAGTGGTTACGCTGGCGCTCGCTAAAGAACACTGCCGGATCGATGACACTGCATCTGATACGATTTTGCAGCAGTATCTTGACGCCGCAACCGGCATTGTCGAGGCGCGCACCGGCCTAGCTTTATC